CCGCAATCCGCACATTTCAGAAAGCCGCTGAACAAATGAACCTCGCGCCCTTTGGGGGAAGTCCGGGTATCGCGTACCAGCAGAGCCTGCACCTTGTCAAAGGTTTCGTGAGGGATAATCGCCTCGTGGGTATCGGGAACCCGTACCCATTCCTCCTCCGGCACAGCCTCAAGCTGGTGTACCTTGTAGCTTTTCACCCGGCGGCGGCCCTGCACCAAGTCCCCGGTATAAATGGGGTTGGTGAGGATTTCATGTATCATGCGGGCGCTCCACATGGGGTCGTCCGCCACAGCCGAGGAAACGGGCAGGCCCTTTTTGCGGCGGTATGCCGTGGGGCTGGGTATGCCGTGTTCGTTGAGGTACAGCGCGATGGCCCTTTTAGATGAGCCTTGCAGGAGCATGGAATACACGCGCTTGACGGTTTCAGCCGCATCCGCATCCACAATAAGCTGGTGCTTGTCCTTTGGGTTTTTGATGTAGCCGTAGGGGGCGAAAGAGCCGATATACTGGCCGTTGCGCCGCTTGTAATCGAAAACCTGCCGGATTTTTTTTGAGGTCTGGTAGCAATAGTTGTCGTTCATCACGTTAGTTATCGGAACGATAATGTTTGAAACGCTGTCGGGGTTCAGGTAGCTGTCCACGTTCTCCGCAAGGGAGATAAAGCGGACGCCCATCTGCACAAACAAGTTATCAATCAGACTCCCCGCGTCACTGTAATTCCGGGCGAACCGGGAAAGGTCTTTCACAATCACGCAGTTGATTTTCCCGCTCATCACATCGGCCAAGAGCCGCTGGAAGTTTTCGCGGTTGGCATCCGTCCCGGTGTGCCCATCGTCCACATATTCAACCGCGCTTTCAAATTCGTCCATGTGCCGCTGGTAGAAGTCCCCCAGCAGGTCACGCTGGTTTTTCACGCTGTTGCTGTCGTCCTTGCCCTTTTTCAAATCCTCTTTGGAAAGGCGGATGTACTCGCCCAAACGCCAGCGTCGGATTGTATATGTAGGGGTAAAAGTCTGCTGATTTCCTCTGTTTTTAGCTCGTGCCATTGTCCCTCCTTCCCTATCACATTACACTTATATTATAACTCTGTTCCGGGGTATCAGCAAGGATGCCGATGCCTCGGGACATTTTGATATGCTCCCTATAAAGCAGACAGAAAAATAGTAAAAGCGAGGGGAGCAAGAATGGGAAAACGGATTGAAATGGAAGCAGCGGAGAAAGAATATCTGATCCAGGAGTGTCTCACGGGACGGATGCGGATGCGGGAGGCGGCGCGGCGCGCGGGGGTAGGCCATTCCACGATGCATACCTGGATCAGCCGGTACCGTGCGGAGGGCGCTTCAGCGCTCTGTGAGAACGGGAACGCCCAAAGGCGGACATACAGTGAGGAGATCCGGCAAAAGGCAGTGGAGGAATACCTGTCCGGCCTGGGCAGCGCCATGGCCATCGCGGAAAAGTACAAGCTGCGCTCCGGGAACCTTGTATTGGACTGGGTAAAGGAGTATCATCGTCATAGAGAAAACCGGAAAGAGACAGGAGGAATCTCTATGACAAGTCGGAAGCACACATTGGAGGAGCGAGTCCAGGCAGTCAGGGAACACCTGGAGGAGGGAAAGAGTTTTTCTGAGCTCTCAGAAAGATACAGCACAACGGCCCAGGTGGTACGAAATTGGGTAAAGCGATATCAGGAGATGGGCGTGGCAGGACTGGAGGACCGGCGAGGGAAGCGTCTGGCGTCCCAGACGCCCCGGACGCCGGAGGAGGCGCTGCGGATTGAAAACGCCCGTCTGGAACGTGAAAACTATCTGTTGAAGATGGAGCTGGACCTGTTAAAAAAAGTGAAAGAGCTGGAGAGGGGGGATCGCTGAGGCAGTTTCGACAGGAGCGGCAGTATGAGGCGGTGCGCCGGGCTGTGGAGGAAGAGAAGTATTCCGTGACAGAAGCGTGCCGTGCGCTGCATATCTCCCGTGCCGGATACTACCAGTGGCGTTCCGGCAGAGCCAGCGCCCGCACGGTGGAAAACAGGCGGCTGGCGGGACTGGTGAAGAAGATCCACAACGAGAGTCCGGACAAGGGTTACCGGCGTATCCGGGATGATCTGGCACGTTATTACGGCGCGCCGGTGAACGACAAGCGGGCGCTGCGCATCTGCCGCAGTCTGGGCATCCGCTCCACCATTAAATATGCCAGGCATGGCTGTACCCGGCGGGCCTCAGACCCGCAGTATCTGGCTGAAAACGTGCTGAACCGTCAGTTTTGCGCAGAAAAGCCCAATGAAAAGTGGCTGACTGATGTGACAGAGTTCAAATATTATGTGGGGCCAACGGTCCATAAACTTTACCTCAGCGCCATATTGGACTTGTGCGACAGGCGGATCGTCTCCTTTGTCCTCCGGGACGCCAATGACAGCGCGCTGGTCTATGAGACGCTGGATCAGGCCCTCGCGGCCAACCCGGACGCTCATCCCCTGTTCCACAGTGACAGGGGGTTCCAGTACACCACCCGGGTGTTCCATGACAAGCTGGCTGCGGCTGGGATGACCCAGAGTATGTCGCGGGTAGGCAAGTGTATTGACAATGGACCCACGGAGGGCTTCTGGGGTATCCTGAAGCGGGAGCGTTACTATGGCAGGCGGTTCACCAGCCGGGAACAGCTGTGCGGTATGATCCGGGAGTATATTGCTTACTACAATTTCTCTCGCCTCCAGCGGCGGCTGAGGGTTCCGCCCATGGAGGTCTACACCCAATGCAGGGCTGCCTGACAAAATTGCGCATTTTATTTCACTGTCTACTTGACGGGGGGCAGTTCAAACTGTCCCAAAGCATCGACATCCTTGTTGATTGCCCCGGACAGAGGTATAATATAAGTGTAATGTGATAGGGAAGGAGGAACAATGGCACGAACAAAAAACAGAGGGTATCAGCAGACTTTGCCCCCTACCTATACGGCCCGGCTCTGGAAAATGGGCGGCTACATCCGGCTTTCCCGAGAGGATTTACAGAAAATCAACCGGGGGCTTGACGATAGCAACAGCGTGAAAAACCAGCGCGACATTCTCAATGATTTTCACTTCAACCATGCGGAAGAATTTGAAAGCTACACCGAGTATGTGGATGACGGCCACACGGGAACCGATACGGAGCGCGAAAGTTTCCAGCGGCTCTTGGGCGATGTGATGAGCGGGAAAATCAACTGCGTTGTGGTGAAAGACCTTTCCCGTTTTGCCCGGAATTACAGCGATGCTGGCAGTCTGATTGACAACCTTTTTGTGCAGATGGGCGTCCGCTTTATCAGCTTGGCCGAGGGCGTGGACAGCTACCTGAACCCGGATAGCGTGAACAGCATCATCGTTCCGATAACAAACGTGATGAACGACCAGTACTGTTATCAGACCTCAAAGAAAATCCGGCAGGTTTTCGATTACAAGCGGCGCAACGGCCAGTACATAGGCTCTTTTGCTCCCTACGGCTACATAAAAGACCCCAAAGACAAGCACCAACTAATCGTTGACCCGGAGGCCGCTGAAACCGTCAAAAAGATATACGAGATGTGCCTGCAAGGTACGGCCAAACTTCAAATTGTGATGTATCTGAACGACCACGGCATACCCAGCCCCACGGCATACAGAAAGCTAAAGGGCCTGCCCTACTCCCCGGCTATATCGGACGCTCCCATGTGGGGGAACAAGATTATAACGGATATTCTCAGAAATCCTATTTACACCAGGGATTTAGTACAAGGCCGCCGCCGGGTGAAAAGCTACAAGGTACACCAGATTGAGGCTGTGCCGGAGGATGAATGGGTGCGCGTACCCAATACCCACGAGGCCATCATCACCCATGAAACCTTTGACCGGGTGCAGGCCCTCCTGCTCCGCGATACCCGGACAGCCCCAAAGGGCCGGGAGCTCCATTTGTTCAGCGGCTTTCTGAAATGCGCTGACTGCGGGAAATCCGTCACCCGGAGCCAGAGCGGGAAAAATATCTATTATGCCTGCTCCACCTACAAGAACCGTTCCCGGACGGCCTGCACGATGCACTCCATCAAGCACAACCGTCTGGAGGCCGCCGTCCTGTTCGCTATCCAGTATCAAGTGGGAACCGCCGTTTCCTATTCGGAAATGATAGCCCATATCAATACGGCCCCGCTGAAAAAAAGCCAATCCCACCGCCTTAACGACCAGATAGCCGCAAAGGAAAAGGAATTGACCAGGATAACCCGCTACAAGCAGTCTCTGTATCAAGACTGGAAAGATGGGGAAATCACCCAGCAGGAGTACCGGGATATGAAAGCCGATTATGAACGGCAGGCCGCCGAGCTTACGGATTTGCTGGCCCGGCTGACGGCTGAACGGAAAGAGCTCTCAAACGGCGTTGACCAGCAGCATCCCGCGCTGGTAGCCTTTGCGAAATATCAGAACATCGAAAAGCTGACCCGGGAAATTCTGATTGAGCTGGTAGACCATATCAAGGTTTACGAAAACGGCAATATCAGCGTTCATTTCAAGTTTGCGGACGAGTTCCGCAGGATTGCCGAGTACATTGAAATCAACACCACCGACACCGCCGAGGCGGGCTGACCCCCGCCAAAGCATAAAATCCTTTTGACAGTGTGTTTTCCTAATAAAACGCAATCTTATGCTGACCTGCTGCAATCCAGTGATGAGGTTGTCGAGATCAGGTGTAATGTTCTGCTGGACGGATTGGAGGTCGGAGAGTACACTTCTGACTTCGTTTGCACCAAGGCAGACGGTGATTTGATGGTGCGGGAGTGTGTCTATCGAAAATTCCTGATGAAGCCCCTGACGGTGAAGCTGTTGGATGCTTCAAGGGACTACTGGCTCAGGCATGGTGTCACGGATTGGGGGGTGGTCATTGATGAAGAAGTATGATCTGCTTCGGTCTGGTGATACCATCATCCGAGTGCTGGAAGTACAGGCTGATAGAGTTCTGGTGATTGACTGCATCAAGAGGACCATGCCCACATGGGTCAATATGGTGGCTCTGGAATTGTACTCCGAGTGTACCAGTGGTGAACTGTCTGAAGTTACAGGGCTTGTGCTTGTCGACGCTGATAATCTGGATGCAGACCAGAGGAGGGTCATGTACGAGAGGTACACAATGATTGCTCCTATCCTGTCCTTCGTTGCGGATGATGGGATGCGTTCCCGGTTGATCTGCTCTATGGCTGAAGAACATAGAGTATCAAAGCAAACAGTCAGAAGCTATCTCTGTCTGTACCTGTCCTATATGGATGTGATTGCTCTTGCTCCCAGGCGTCGGGAGGATGGCCGAGCATTGACCCAGGATGAGAAGAATATGCGATGGGCGTTGAATAAGTTCTTCTACACCACCAAGAAGCAATCGCTCATGACAGCCTACACAATGATGCTCAAGGAGAAGTATTGTAATGCTCTGGGGGTACTGACTGAGGAATACCCGTCCTACTATCAGTTCCGATACTTCTATCGTAAGACACGGAACCTACAGAACTTCTATATTCCCAGGGATGGCTTGAAGAACTACCAGAGGAACAATCGTCCTCTGACGGGTGAAGGGGTACAGGAGTTTGCACCTGCTGTTGGTATGGGGATGCTGGATGCTACTGTCTGCGATATTTACCTTGTCAATGATACTGGAAGTCTGGTAGGTAGACCAATTCTGACGGCTTGTGTCGATGCTTACAGTGGCCTATGTTGTGGATACTCTCTCTCGTGGGAAGGTGGCGTATACAGTCTCCGAGGGCTAATGCTGAACATTATATCGGACAAGGTAGATTGGTGTCAGAAGTTTGGTGTCTCCATTCAGAAAGAGGACTGGGACTGTGATATGCTCCCAGCTATATTCGTCACTGATATGGGAAGTGAGTACACATCAGGGAACTTTGAGCAGATTGCAGAGCTAGGGGTTAAGGTGGTCAATCTTCCATCGTACAGACCAGAGTTGAAGGGGTTGATAGAGAAATTCTTTGATCTGATACAGGAGAGCTTCAAGAAGCACTTGAAGGGCAAAGGCGTCATTGAGCCTGACTATCAGGAGCGTGGTGCGCATGACTACCGGAAGGATGCTTGTCTGACTATGACCGACTTTGAGAAGATCGTCCTGCATTGCATCATCTACTACAACTCTCAGAGGATCATTGAGAGCTTCCCCTACACCGAGGACATGATCGCTGCCCAGGTAAAGCCCTATGCCTCCC